CCTCAAAAGTTCCCCGGAGGAGTATTTAATATAATGTTTTCGGTATTAAGGAGGCATATATCATGTCTAAAGAGGATAATATCCCTACTAAACGAGGCAAAACTAGTAGGAAGTCCCCTACATTTAAGACAAGTGAAGCCAGACAAGAGTATCTAGAGAATCTTGCGATGGATGTAGCAGAGGAAAAGCTCAAAAACGGCACCGCTAGTTCACAGATAATCTGTCATTTCCTTAATTTGGCTACAGTAAAAGCCCAATTGGAGCGAGAGAAGATCAAAGCTGACGTAAAATTACAAGAAGCGAAGGTTTCTTCACTTGAATCTCAGAAGAACTCTGAAGAATTGTATGCTAAAGTTATACTTGCACTTAAACGATACAAAGGAATTAGTGATGATGAAGACTATTAATAGATCATACTCTGAACTGATAAAATTACCAACATTCGAGGAGCGATTTAATTACCTAAAATTGGGCGGAACAGTTGGAGAGTTTACTTTTAATGGTCACCGAGCACTTAATCAAGCTCTGTACAGGAGTCCGGAGTGGCGATCTTTCAGAAGAGAGGTTGCTATACGAGATGATGGCTGTGATTTAGGTTGTTCAGATCATAGAATTGCTGGAAACACTAAAATTATAGTACATCATCTCAATCCGATAACCATAGAAGATATAGCTAATGGTTCACCAGCAATATTTGATATGGAAAATGTAATAACAACTATCATGAGAACACATCAAGCCATACACTATGGTGATGAAACTTTACTCATTGATAAACCTATAGTAAGAACTAAAAATGATACATGTCCATGGAGGTAAAAGCCAATGTCCAAGAACAGGTACAGATCGTTTTCAAGTAATTTCGATCTGGGAAAAGCAAAAGATGATCAAAAAGAAGTAATCGACCTCGATGATAGAAACGAGGTAACTACCGAACCAGAGGTAGAAGAGAAACCGGAAACGGTAAGGTATAAAGATAGAGAATATATAGTACATGCAGAGGAATGGCAGGATGGCCAGATCAAGACCCTTAGTAACATAAGGCAGGCGCCTAGTATGACTGCTAATGTGATACTTGTGCTCAATCCAGAAACCAAGATCAAGGTTTCTAGTGAGCCAGCCAACAAAGACTTCTTAAAAGTGAAATTTGGAAATATAATCGGATATCTTAAGAAAGATCTATGTAAGATGGAGTAAGTTATGACAGATAGTATATTAGATTCTATAAAAGAGAAAGTTGGAATTAAAGATCCTGATATAACCGCATTCGATTCGGAAATTATCATGGATATAAACATGGCTTTTTCTTTTTTGACTAGAATTGGAGTGGGGCCAGAGACTGGATATAGGATAGAAGATAACTCAAATACTTGGGATGAATTCATAGGTGACTCAGATCCAAGGTTAGAAACTGTAAAAGAGTATATAGCTCTTCAGGTAAAGTTAATCTTCGATTCAAGTACCATGTCAAGTGCTATGATCGAAATTTATAAAGATCATATCCATGAAATAGAATGGACACTCATCACAACAGTAGATCCAGATCCATTAGCGAATAAGGAGTAATGTATGTTATCGAATACAGCAGTACCAAAATACTATGGAGCATTTAGAGATGCTGTATTAAGAGGTGATATACCAATACCAGAAACAATAGCACTGGAAATGAACCGAATAGATGGGCTCATAGCTAATCCTGGAGTATATTACGATGATCAAGCTATAGAAGGATGGATAGCATTCTGTGAAGAAGAGCTAACCTTAACCGATGGATCTGATCTGTATCTATTAGATACATTTAAATTGTGGGCTGAACAAGTTTACGGATGGTATTATTTCATCGATAAGTCTGTATATGTACCAGATGAAGGCCGATATATAAAGAAAACGGTTAAAAAGCGTCTGATAAATAAACAGTATCTAATAATTGCCAGAGGAGCTGCAAAATCGCTCTATGAAACTTGTCATCAAGCATATGGGTTGTGTGTAGATGATTCTACAACTAAGCAAGTTACCACAGCCCCAACAATGAAACAGTCAGAAGAAATATTAAGTCCATTAGCGACAGCTATAACTAGAGCAAAAGGACCTTTATTTCAGTTTCTAACAGAAGGCTCTTTACAGAATACCACAGGATCAAGAGCATTACGGCAAAAGTTAGCATCAACCAAGAAAGGTATTGAGAATTTCTTAACAAATTCTATACTTGAAATTAGACCTATGGCCATACCAAAGTTACAGGGTCTTAGAAATAAGTATTCAACAGTTGATGAGTGGCTTTCATGTGATATTCGAGAAGATCCGATAGGTGCTCTTGAACAGGGTGCTTCAAAAATAGATGATTACTTAATAATCGCAGCATCATCAGAGGGAACTTTCCGAAATGGTGTTGGCGATGATATAAAGATGGAATTAATGAGCATCTTAAAAGGTGAATACATTAATCCACATGTATCTATTTGGTGGTATAAGTTAGACGATATAAAGGAAGTTGCTCATAAAGAACTTTGGGTTAAAGCTAATCCAAATATCGGTATAACTGTTAGTGAAGAAACTTATGAATTGGACGTCGAAAGAGCTGAGAAATCTCCATCAGCAAGAAATGATATTCTGGCTAAAAGATTTGATATCCCTATGGAAGGCTTTACTTACTTCTTTAGGTATGAGGAGATTAAACCGCATAGAAAGCGGTATTACAATGGAATGCCATGTGCGCTAGGAGCAGATCTCTCACAAGGGGACGACTTCTGTGCATTCACTTTTCTTTTTCCTTTAGATAGAGGTGAATTTGGTGTTAAGACTAGGTCATATGTTACAAGTAGAACAATGGAACAGCTCCCAGGAGCAATGCGTATTAAGTATGATGAATTTCTAAGAGAAGGTACACTCATAGTTATGGAAGGTACTGTCTTGGATATGACTCAAGTATATGATGATGTAGACCAGTTTATCATAGACATGAATTACGATGTGCTTTGCTTTGGTTACGACCCATACAATTCCGATGCATTTGTTAGTAGATGGAAACAAGACAACGGTGAGTTTGGTGTAGATAAAGTAATACAGGGAGCTAAGACAGAATCAGTCCCATTGGGTGAGCTTAAGAAGATGGCTGAGGATCGTTTATTACTATTTGATGAGTCTCTTATGGAATTTGCTATGGGTAACTGTATAGTATTAGAGGACACAAATGGTAATAGGAAACTTTATAAGAGACGTAGAGATCAAAAGATTGATAACGTCGCAGCTATGATGGATGCTTATGTCAGCTTCAAACTAAACAAAGATTTATTTGAGTGAGGAAATTCAAAATGGAATATATTATAGCACATTCAGCTAAGGGGTCTGCTTGGAAGAAACATAAATATGTGACCAAAGTAGGTAACCGATACGTCTATAAAGATGATGTTAAACGTAGACGTAACAAACTTAGCGCTCAAAGTAAATTACAGAAAGCTATTAAAAGTGGTGCTAAAGATGAGATCGAATATCAGACTAATCAGATAAGAGCTCTAACATTAGAGCAGGAATTAGCTGATTTAAATAGACCACTTACAGCTCAGTTAGAAAAAGCTGGCTTAAATATGTTTCAGTCCCTACTTGACAATTGGATGGAGACCGATTTGTATAAGAATTACGAGAAGTCTAAAGAAGATAAGGAAGCTCTGGAACAAGAATTAAAGGCTTTGACTGAAAAGATAGCTGAGCATGACAAAGAGCTAGAAGAAAAGAAGAAAGAAGAAGAATATAATAAGAGTAGACAAGGTAAACTTAGAAATAGGCTAAAAAGTAAACTAGCTAGATAGGAGTCATCATGGAAAATAATTATATGATATCCTCTACTGAACGGGATATAGTCCATTTCGGAAAAGGACATGATGACAACCCACCAGGTAGAGGTTCTGGGAGATTTGCATTTGGATCTGGTAAAAGACCAGGGCAGCATTTATCTCGAAAAGAAAAGAAAGCTATAAAAAAGTTAAAAACTAAAGACGAAATATTAAAAGGCGTCAGTGCAAGCGATGCATTAAGAATTCAAGGAGATCTATCAGTTGATGAACTAAACAACATGGTTAGACGAATTGAATTAAATCAGAAATTGATGAGTTATGCAAATGCT